ACATTGAAGAAATGAAAGAAGATATACAGGTTTTGATAAAAAAGCTTTTAGAAGTAAATCCGGAGCTTGAAGAATGGGTTAAACTTAATTTTGGGGAGTATTTATGAAAACAATAACTAATTACAAAGGTATGGAGTACGCTCTACACACAGCAGACACAGGCGCAGTTTGCTTGAATGTATATGATGACTACACACAGAGTTATATATTCTCAAGCGGCATCTTAAAGAGCAAAGAGGATTTAATTAAACTTATTAAGAAAACAAAGAAAAATTACAACGAAATGTTAAACAGATGTTTGGAGGAGATTAGATGATGGAAAGATATTGTGCATTTTGTGGAAAAAGGATAGAAAGAACAGACAGATATAAGTTTTGTTCACCTGCTTGCAAGGAAAAATATAAAAATATTAAAAACTCTAAATACACCAAGAAAACAACAATCCTTTTAGAGGATATTTTAGATTGGAACAAGGAAACTTTCCCAGATAATAATTTCAGAGACCAAGTATTAAAGGTTATTGAGGAAGTAAAAGAGCTTACAGAAAGTGGAGAAGTTGAAGAACTTGCAGATGTAATTATTGCTTGCATTGGTTGTTTGAGGTATGATTCATTAAGAAAATTAGTAGAAGCAAAGCTACTTATCAACAAGGCGAGAACATACAAGGGAAATCATCATATAAATTAAACATAAAATAACACTTGCAAAAATAGGGGTTGACAAACGCAAAAAAATATGTAATTATATCTACAAAGGCGAAAAAAGTATGGGAGTAGCTACCTATATCGTTTCGTTTTGACCAGTTGAGGAACCGCCTTTTATTTTTTTGCAACTGGTAAAAAGACAATTGGTCAAAAATAATCAAATCTTTTTGTTTATGTAGCTTGAGACCTTTGGGCAGTAAGAGCGGAATGGGATTAACGGCGTAACTGCCCGAGAGCGGAACGTGGCGACAGCAACCGCAGCCTAGGATAAGAGCCAACTAACAGTGCTTTCAACTTCGGGGTATGTTGCATTTCATATAAATATTTGTCTTTGTATGTTAATGTTCAGAAGTTGATGACAAATACCCAGATGAAAACGAGGACGGCTCGGGGAAGGTGTAAATGGGTGGAGTTATGGTGCGAAAACTTAATTGTGTCGCATTAGGATAACTTTACCCAAAATCTACAAGAACTCTCAAAGAAGGTATAATATATATGAGAAAAACAAAGCGCAAGATAACAACAATACAAGGTGGCAAGATTTATAAAAGAATAACAAATGCCCTTGAAGTTGAAAAGCCATTTAGTTACAAAGAATATAAAATAGTTGCCGGAAATTTTTATAGGACAGATGTGTGGAGAAAATTAAGATATGAAGTATTAAAAGAACAAAAAGGAAGATGTCAGTTGTGTGGGCGGTCTGCAAAAGATGGGGTTATTTTACACGTTGACCATATAATTCCTTTGAGCAAAGACTGGTCAAAGGCTTTAGATAAAAACAATTTGCAAGTTTTGTGTGAAGATTGTAATAAAGGAAAATCAAATAATGATTGTATAGATTGGAGAAATTAATATAAAATAAAGATTATTATTGAGTAGGTTCTCCACAATACAAAAAATACTTGCAAAATTAAAAAAAGTTAATTATACTTAGTTTTGAGAGGTGGTAAGTGCAAGGCGAGCTATTTGACAATATACCTGAATTAAGGTTTTGGACAAGTATAATTGCGAGTTCACATAAAATCGCAAAGCAAAGATTACCTCGCCCTATTAATGGACAAACAGAAGATGAATATAAAGAGGAACTAAAGACAGAATCAACTCTTGAGATAGCTTATATGCTAAGAACCATTGCCGAGCATTTAGAAACAAAGGCACTAAAAAGACAAAATCTAAATATACAATTAAAATTTGAGGAGCAAAATGCAAGATATTAAATTCGATTCCCGAAATTATAGAATTCACGACGATAGAAACAAAGAACTTATTGCCAAGAGCCTTGATGAGTGCGGTGCTGGTCGGTCAATCGTGATTGATAATGATGGCGAAATTATAGCAGGTAATGGAATTTATGAGGCTTGGGGAGATAGACCTGTAAAAGTAATTGAGTCTGATGGCTCTGAATTGGTGGTAGTAAAGAGAACAGACCTTAATAGAAGCGATTTTAAGCGGGATAAATTGGCGATTATGGATAATACGACTTCCGATAGTTCAGAATTTGACCTTGAGTTGTTAAGCGTTGATTTTGAAGTTCCTGAGTTAAAAGATATGGGAATTGATATACCGTCTATTGATGATTGCGAAACAGATATGCCGGATTTGGCGAGTGGCGACAAAGAGCCTTTTCAACAAATGACATTTACATTAGCAGACGGACAAGCGGAAACAATAAAAGAAGCCCTTTCAAAAGCAAAGGGTGATTCAAATTTTGAGTATGTCGATAAAATGGGCAACGAAAACAGCAACGGGAACGCTTTGTTTTTTATAGTTCAGGAATGGTTAAATGGTTAGTGCAAAAGATATTATTGTAAAGCCGATAAAATCTTCCATTGCTAATGAGTTTGTTAAAAAACATCATTATAGCGGGAAAGTGGTAAACTCTCAACTTCATTTTGGTTGTTTCCTGAATGGGGTTCTTGGAGGCGTAATGTCTTTTGGTCCGAGTCTTGACAAGAGACACATTCAAGGACTAGTTAAAGACACTCCTTTTAATGATTTTCTTGAGCTTAATAGAATGGCTTTTAGTGATTTATTGCCAAGAAATAGTGAGAGCAGATGCCTTTCTATTGCTTTTAAGATGATTAAAAAATACTACCCTAATATTAAGTGGATTGTTTCTTTTGCCGATGGTTGCCAGTGCGGAGATGGAACAATTTATAGAGCAAGTGGATTCAAGCTGACAGGCATAAAGAAAAATAAAACGATGCTTATAAACGAGAAAGGCGATATAAGGGCTGACCTGTATTTTAATATAAATAATTTAAGAGATTTGAAAAAAACATATAAACCTCTTGATGGGTATATGCTTCGTTATATATATTTTATTGACAAGTCAAAAGAAAAAGACTTGACTGTTCCGGTTCTTCCGTTTAGTATGATTGATGAAATGAACGCTAGAATGTATAAAGGCGTATCCTATAAAAGAAATGCGAGCCTAGTTCAAGAGCAGAACAGCGACTTTCCAGTCGAAAACGGCGGTGCGACTCCGACCGACTCGCTCCATAATATAGGAGAAAAGAAATGACCAAAAAGAAACTCCCTGAAGAATTAGAAACAAGGGGAAGAAAAACAGTTATGACTCCCGAAAAAATCAATAAACTAGAACAGGCTTTTTCAATGGGTTGTTCTGATTTAGAGGCTTGTCTTTATGCAGATATAGGAAAAACAACACTTTATAATTATCAGAACGAGAATCCAGAATTTGTGGAGCGAAAAGAGAAGCTTAAAGAAAAGTTAGTATTAAAAGCACGTTCTGTTATTGCTGATTCATTAAATAAGCAAGATGAAAATACAGCTAAATGGTATCTTGAGAGAAAAGCAAAGAATGAGTTTAGCACTAAAGTTGAAAATGAAACAACTCTAAATTTACCTGAAACAGCATTAGTCGTATGGAAGTAGAAATATTACATCAATTTAAGCCTATTCTTGAAAGAGAAAACAGGTTTTATATTTATCTTGGAGGTAGAAGCTCTGGCAAGAGCTGGGGAATAGCTGACACAATTTTATTGCTTGGCAGATTATCTAAAGAGCGAATCCTTTGCACTCGTGAAATCCAAAAATCTATTGAAACTTCATCTTATCAATTATTAGTTGATAGGATTAATTATCACGGATACACAGATTATGAAATAACAAAAACTTCCATAAAGAATAAAATCACTGGCTCAGAGTTTATATTTGCCGGATTAAGTGATATTACAGGAACGGCGGACAGCTTAAAATCTATTGAAAATATATCCTGCTGTTGGGTAGAGGAAGCTCAGACAGTAAGCGATAAGTCTTTTGAGAAACTAACACCGTCTATTCGTGGTAAAAACTCACTTGGCGAGGGAAGTATAATTATTATAAGTTACAACCCTGAAACAGTAAACGACCCTGTTCATTTAAGATTCATTGAAAACGAACAGCCGAGAAGCTATATATGCCATATTAACTATTTAGATAATCCATATTGCCCTAAAGAGATTATTGAAGAAGCCGAGTCAATGAAGATAAACAAGCCTGATGATTATAAACGTATCTGGCTTGGTGTTCCTGATGATTTTTCTAACAGAGCGGTTGTTAAGTATTTTAATAACGAGAATATCTGTAATATTAATTATTTGCCTGATGAAGATTTAATCTTAACAATGGACTTTAACGTTGACCCGATGATGTGGTGCGTATGCCATAAAGACGATAAGAATTTATATCAGTTTGATGAAATAGTTATAGATAATTGCACAACACAAGATGCAATTAATGAGTTTATAAACCGTTATCCTAACCACAAGGGAA